AAACAGAGAATCGCCATTTAATTTATACAGATATCCAACAAATGTGTATTCCGTTACTGACATTTTAAACCGAAAATTCAAAGATAGAACACATACCAGAAACAACTTTCACTATACAAATGATCTTCCGATTACTTCATACTGGGATGAATACATGCTCGGCAAATCGGGAAGTTCCAATTCTAATGCCACCACAGGTGCTCAAGGTGAATTTGACCTAAATGCAACAACGGATGCCAAAGATGCACAGGATAATGTGACCAAGATACAAGGTAGCATACTGACAGGGGAAGGGGCCAGATGGTCCGTTATGACCGATGAAACCAGTAAAGTTTTTTCATCACTCTACTGGTTTAAGGCAAGCAACAAAGTGATTGGTTCTGACAAAAATCTGCCAGAGTTTAATAAAGTTGCTACTATTTATGATCAATGGTTATTTTTTGAAAAATGGTATTTGAATATAATAAATGCTATTCCAAATAATATTGCAAATTCAACAAGTAAAAAAATAGAAGTTTTACATAAATTATATGAGTCTGATCTTACAGTCGTATTCACACAAGATCTTTCAAGCTTTGTTCCAATAAGTAGTCTGTTTAACTCAAATAATCTTAATGTTCCAAGCGGAACAACAGGCAAAATGCTTTTTAGAATCCTATTTTTAAAATTTTTAAGCTATTATGATATATATACTCCAGTTGTTAAAACTACGGGATTAAACTCCAAATCTTCATCTTCGAGTGGTTATGTTTCGTATATTCAATATACATTAAGCTCGTCTCAAATACCAGTAAAAATTACAGGAGTATACGATGCTGCAACAGCAGCAGCAGTTAGAAAATTTCAAAGCGATAAAAAATTAAATCTAATAGATGCAATAGTAGATTCGGAAACAAAATCTGTTTTGGCACTTTTTTGGCTAGACCTTTACAAGTACGATAGATCAAAATATACGACCTTGTTTAACAAAGCACCAGATCAGGCAAAAAAGTTTATCCAAGCCGCCATACTATATTCAAATATAGAAAACGCCTACGATGGTTCTGATTCTACAGAGTACAGAAGAATAAGTTACACCGGAGTGCCCGGACCAACTACGGTAGTGGATCACATTGTCTTTGAAGTTCCAGAGGTTCTTACCCAAGATGAACAGCCAATGCCCTGGCAAGAAATATTGGGAATAATCGTTCAAGCAGGAGCTTGGCCACTCGGCATAAAAAAAGTGTGGATGTATGAACAAGACCTTGGTTTGGGTGGACATGTTGTTCCCGAATTTAATGACAACTCAATTAAAGCTCTTCCAGCCAACACTTTTGCCATGGAAAAAATGCTGGCACCAAACGAAAAGTTTGAAATAAAAGTTCCAACAAATAGAAAAATAAAATATGTAATGATAGAAGTTTATGGAAATTCTTTGACACAACAAGACAGGTCAGTATATGGTCCAAATGCAGAGGGTTTTTCCATAAAAGACGTGAGCTTCTCAATAAAAACTCCCATAAAAGGAAAGGAAGCAATTCCAGCCACAACCAAGACAGGAAAGGTAATATTTAAAGCAGTAGGATCTGGTGTCATTTCTGGAGAAACAAACATTACCTCAGGCGATTTTGGGGTGTTTAAACTGGCATCAATCTCAGACGCTAATGCATATCCAGGTTCTTCAATTAACCAAGTTATACTAAACAGTTTGCTTATAGAAGCAAATATTCAAGATGATGCAGGTAAAGACATATTGGGTGCAGATGGAAAGCCTGCAAAGGTGAGTTTTACCCATAATTTGTCTAACCCAATAATATATCCAAATTCATCTGGTGGATTTAACAATAATGAAATATCTTTTACTTATGATGGAATTAAATATGACATAGAGGCATTGACGGAAACAACTGGTTTATCGGGACTATCACCTTCCATTACCAGTGTCAATAGGTCTGGTGGACCAACCGGAGTAGTAAGCCTGACAACATCGGAAATAAATTCACAATTCAGCATACTCAATAATATGGCACCCATATATCAAGTTGTCACAACAAATGGAGTCGAAATTGAATCAAAAGAATATTCAGAAGAATACAGTGTATCCGATTTTTATGTGGCAGATGCAGACTCAAGTGGCTTAAAGTATAAGCAAAATACCAAGCTTTCAATAAATGCAAAAGACGGAGTAGTAGTTCTCACAAATGCCGACGGAAATCCAATTCGGAATACCGGACTACTCCAAATTTATTCAACCACAAGACACATCAACGGGCACAAGTGTAGAAGTTTCTTTTGGTAATACAATACTAAAATGGAATCTAAAAGATTCAAATGGAACACTCATGCCGGCTCCAGATGGCCTGCAATGGGGATTTTACAATATATCTACGAGACAATTTCTTGGGAAAAAATTCAGCTATCAATACTACACTAGAAACAAGCGAGACATATACATCGGTTTGATAGCGTTTGATGCCGATAGAAACTCTGTAACAACCGATAATATAATTGGAATAGAAAACAGAACTGGAACTTTGAAAGAATTTCAGTTTCCCGCGAAGTCAATATGCCCGATATATTCCGTTATGGTAAGCGATAGATCAAAAATATCAATATCTAGTCCACCAAAAGACTTGTCTAAATTTGACAACTGGTTTATCAACTTAAGTAGAGGAAGGTTCTACAAACAAATTTCTGTTCCCTCAAACTTGATATATACGGATTGGAAAAATAAATATTACGGAAAAACACTTCGTTGTTTTTACGATACCACAAAAATACCAATACCATCTTCAGCGATATTTGGATCTGGATATTATGATATTATAGACGAAAATCCAATAATTGTTTCAAGAAATGAAATTCAAGTAAGATATGGCTCTTTCCATGTCAACCAGCAAGACACAGATAAACCAAATATCAATACAGTTTTCACTGATGCTGGGCCAATTGATCCATGGATAGATATATATATAAAAGATCAAAATGGCAAATGGGAAGAAGTAAACGAAAATCAAATAAGAACATTCAATAAGCATACTGGATCAGTTTTCTTTGAAAAAGAAATAGTTCCCACTAACCCCAAAGACATAAAAGTAACTTATGTTGTAAAAAATCCTAACATATTATTGTATTCAGTTAATGAAAAAGAAATTCCAATTAACCCGTATGTTTCCTCAATTAAGTATCACTATGATGGAGGAGAGCTTGTTCCATACAATTCATATACTGGAAAAAACTTCCCAATGCATTTCTACATTACCCCTTTGCAGATTCAGGTTCTTGAAAATGGTGAGTATACAACTATTGAAGAGTATAATCCGCCTTTAAGTATGGTGAATTATACTTTTGATTATTCGATGTTTAATCCTAGGTCATTTACGTATGACCCATTTGCTCTTCATTTGGGTGTTGTTACAGTAAATCATTATGTATCTTATAAAAATATAGACTTTGCCGACTTAAGACTTAAGGGTGGTGGCATTTCGCCGCTTGAAAATAAGCAGAAAACAATTGATCAAAAACCAAACATATTAAACTTTGCAGATTTAAGCTCAGGAAAAGGCTATTTGTATCCAAGAGGTGGATATGTTATAGTTAAAATACCAAAAGAAGTTAAAAATAACTTCCAATCAATCGAAGAAGTATATAGTATAGTGAGGTCTAATTTGACGGCTGGAATAGCATTTGACATCCAAGATATGGATGGCAATGACTGGAGAACCATCTCATGATTACGCAATTAAGTGAAAATATCTCATCTTTTAATAGACAGTCAAGAAAGACTGTTTCGCAAGTATTGTCTGAATCAATTGTTGAAAAAGCAGAAATAGGAAATTTAATAAACAAAATAGGCTCTTTTGCTTCAGCGGCAGATTATATACCTAGCTTAATTAATTCTCTTTCAACAATTGAAAAACAACCAATGATAGATCTTTTTAGAGATATAGATCTCAGAATTAAAAGTACTTACGATATTTCGAGAACTTTATCAATACTAAGGTCATCGATAGCTTCTGTTTTTTTTGGTGAAATAGAAAAAGTAGAAAAAGACATACTATTTTTAGAATCTTATATTGATAATTGGACATTTCTTTCCGGCGAAGAAGATTTATATAATCATACATACGTTGAAAATTTTGATAATGATCTCAACTCTCATGTATATTCTGATACTTTAGTTAAAATTCCAGACAGAAACCGGAATACCGTTTTCTAATCTAGAGTACGCCCATGTAGATTCTTTTACGGGCACATTAAAATATTCGCAAAAATACGAGGAAAATTTAGTCGCATTAAATAAGGATGATATAAAAGAAGTAAAGTATCATACAAATTTTTCCAAAGAAGATATCTCAAGTGATACATCGATAGAAAAAATGCTCGACACTAATTCAGATCACGTTTGGAATTTAACAGTAAAATCTTCTTCTCCAATAAATGAAAATATTTTTAATCAACAAATTTTTTCCGAATTTAAATTATCTAATTTACCAGATTCTTCTGCGCAAATAGCAGTTGAAATTATATTCAATAATCCAAAAGAATTATCAAGAATAAGAATAACTCCTAATGTTTCAGATAGCTTAGATCTTATTCAGATAATTGTTGAGTCAAATAAATTAACTGAATCATCCACATTAACTAGTGGCTCAAATAAATATAGTGTACTAGGTAGATCTGTTAAAATAAAAAATTCTATAGACATAGATTTGCCAGCTAGCGATTTTGTTAGTAGTTTGATTATAGTTTTTGGTCAAAAAAATTATACAAGAACAAATGTTACTCCGATTCAATCTGAGGTAAATACAAAGCTAGTCAACAGTATATCAGCGGCTATAAGATCAGCCAGAAAATCTGAGCATGACAGGCTACAGGATACGGTAATTAAATACTTCTTAAAAGACTATGCTACAGATTATCTTATCAGAAACAAAAAGTTATACAACTACGATTATACAGATTATTATCCAACCGACTACGAAAAATTAAACGTTGGAGCTATAGAAGAATTTAAGTCAAAAAAATTATTTTCAGATATAGATGATGTAAATAAATTTAAGAATACTACTGTACTTTCGAATATAGTTTTTTCTCTTGTATCTTTTTCTTTAGGATCTAAGCTAAGATCTGTTTTAAGTAGAAAATACATAGAATCAAATATAAAAGATTCAGTTAAAAACGTATCAAATTATTCTTCTGGTGGAATAATTCCGCTATCAGATTCAAACAAGTCAGAAAATAATATTCACTATTCGGAAAATTTAGCAGATCATTCTGGTTCTATTGATCTAGACCAGGTGTTTTCTAATATAGAAAAATCAGGAAAATACGAATATATTTTCTCTATAAAAAACATAGCAATGTTTTCAAAAGATTCAACACAAACAACTAGTCTTCCTGTTCCACTTTCAAGATCTGTTTTTGTTAGCAAAAAAACACCAATTGATGGTCTTCCCATGAGGGTAAAAATGATGGCTGATTATTTTTCGGAAGTTCAATACTCTGAAGATGATCTATCTCAGGATAAAACTTCTATAGAGTTTAGTGTATCGATAAAGGATAACCCGATAATGGAAGAGGATTGGATTTCAATTATTCCTTTCGGTGATTCATCTATAAGAACAGAAATTCTTTACCCAGATTCTTCCGGCAACGCCTTACTAAGATTTAATCCAAATGAAGAATCCGTAAGATTATACGAAGATTCAACCAGAAGAGATTTTGGATCATTTTTAATGAACGGTAAAAACATTAAAGTTCTCAATTTTAATTCAAATAAAAAATACTTTGTTTCATATTCTTTATCAAACATCAACGCTTCAAAAGAAATACAGCTATTTTCTAAATCAATGACAAATCCTGTTTTAATCAACGCCTCATTCGATGGTTTTGGTGGAGAAAGATTTGAATCAACAAATATCGATAAGTCGATTGAGCTGTCCTATACACCGTATATAAGTCAAGAAAAATTGGTAAATTCAATTTATTCATCTATAAATGGAACAATTACCACAAACAAAAGTTCTTTTGGAAATTTTGATTATTCTTCTTATTCTCCGGTAAAAATAATATTTGAAGACGGTTCTTCAGCCATCAATTTAACCAACTATATCAATAGCAGCACACAAGTGCCAAATTTCTATTCAGAAACATTAAACCTTTTTGTGCATTCAGCAAATAAAATAGTTTTCAACAAGTATATTGATTCACCATTTAGAGTAATATATCAATATATACCAAGTATTTTTAGGTATAGAGTTGTATTGAGGAGCTTAAATAATTCTTCAGAAAATTACTCTGTTGACAGATTATTGTTTAAGTTTTCTATTGACAAAGAAAATTCGATGGAAAACAATTTCTTGAAATATGATAACAAATATAAGAACAAACTTATTTAAGGAAAAATATGACACAACTATCAACTGACACATTAGCATATTCCCAGATAATTTCCAAAGTTCAAAAATTTATTAATGACTATACTAACTTAAAAAATGTTTCACCAAAAGATTATGATAAGGCTTATCAAGAACTTCTTTTTGAAATACATAGAAACATTGGCGGAACGATGTTGAAGCCGCTTGTTTTAAATCAAGGAGATGTTCCATCTTCTGATTTATTTAACTCTTTTGTGGCTGGTTTGGCAAATGATGTAAACATAATAACAAATCAGTTTGATTCACTGGCAGCAAATTATATTAATACGTTTAACCTGTATTCCAACCAAATAGAAGCAGAAAAATCTTCCATATCAAGAATAAGGTCAAAGATAAATATATTAGAGATTTATTCAAAGAGCTCATCTGTTAACATAACTTATTTTGGAGATTCATTCAACGATTTATCCATGGTTCAGTACTCAAAAATATCACCAGGATATATTCCTGACATATCAGAAGGCTACGCATCGTTGCCTAAAAGTGCATCAAAAAACTGGAAAGCCCAAATAAGAATAGTTAATCAAAATTATAATCAATCTATTTCAAACGAGATATCTTTTGTCAAACCGTCTAATGGTCTTAAGGGCAATAGTTTTATTTTCGAAAACAATGGAAATACCAACGCATTTTTGTATGAAAAAGATTCCTCAATACTAAGATCTAACGAGGGCGCAATGACTGATGGAAGCCCTGCTACATATTTTGAATATGAAGCGATAAATGTTGTTGGAATGGATAATGAGAGTTTCAAAAATCAAAAACCTGAATATGAATTTCAATATTTTGATAATGGAAACTATATTAATTGGTCCAATTTTGACACAACAAAACCCTTGACCATGACCGTGGAGTTAACTTCATCAGTTAAATCCGGGGAGTTTGTGAACTCAATATCTATACTTCCATTTTTTGGATATGACATACAGGGCGCAAATGCAATAATAAAAAATATTCAAGTAACATCAATAAAATTGTTTGATGAAGTCGCAAATAAAACCTATGAAATAATAAACTCTGGACCAGTTTTTATAGGGTCAGATATATCCTCAAAAAATATAGATAATTATAAGAACTTTTTTTACAATAAAGGCGTATTTAAATTTGACCAAAAAAAGGTTAACAAAATTTACATAACTTTAGAACAAAAAGAGTTTAATGATACAGTTATTAAGCACGCATACTGGACCCCATATGAAATTGGGTCATCTCAAAAATGGCAAAATCAAAACAGATTTAATCCTTCAGCGCTAACTTCTTCGGCTACATTGGGTTCTTCTTGGGATAAAAATCTATTAATTCCAAACATAAATAATCCATCACAACACAAAAGTGCAGCTTCAGACGTTAAGCAGATATCTTTTTCTCAAAATGAAGTTGCAACTGGTCAAACGAAATATCAAATAAAGCTTACGTCAAATAATCAATCTGTATATTGGTATAAAAAAGATACTGATTTAAATGTAGATTTATTTTGTTCAAAAGATCAAGCTAGCATATACCTAGATCAAGCAGCCCTTAACAGTACAATGCAAAGAATAATTAGCGGAGTGCCAACAACTCCGTGTATTTTGGTTGATCCAAAAATCAATTTATACACTCAATTAAATTCATTAAAAATAAAAATGAAGACCATATCAAATAATTTAAAGGTAGCAACAATAACTACAGTAAACAATCATGGACTATCTGCAGGATCAAAGGTGTATATAAAAGATAGATGGGGAGAAAACATAGACGTTCTTGGCATATTTAATGTAATTGAAATCAATAGTCAAACACAATTTAAGATTCAAACTTCAACAGATTCAAATATACCAGAAACAAATGTTGAATCAAATTTTGGACTTTGCCTGAAAGTAATCGATGTGGCCACAGCTTCTAATCTTTCTATTGAATCTAATACAGACAAGATTTCTAAATCAACAAAAGTTTTTTTAAATCTTCAAAGAAATTTTGAGTACCTCAAGGCAAAAAGAGCTAGCATTGGCGTAAGAGACATTTCTGTTGGACAAGAGTCTTTTCAGGATAATGCAGAGATAATATCAAAGCCATTTTTTATCAATGGTCAATTAGAACTTGTAAGCCTAGACGTTGCAGAGTATATACCGGATTCCGATTCTGGTTCTGCAACCATAAAATACTACATTAGCGTTGATGGTGGAAGTAGGTGGATACAAATATCTCCAATTGGAAGAGGTTTTAGCGGAATACCAGAAATACTTGCATTTAATCAAAACTTGAACGATAATTCAATAATACCTCAATTAGCTTACTATAATCAACCTGAGGTTCCAAGCTCAATAAATTCGATTATATTTAGGGCTATAATGCAAAAAACAAGATCAATGAATAGTACCCCAATATTATATTGGTACAAATTAGGCGCAAGGATATCTTAATTATGTCAATAGAGAATATACAGAAAAAAAGATTCTTAGATACAATTTATAAAATATACTATTCACTTGGATCTAAGCCTTCAGAAAATGAGATTTCTACCATTTATGGAAGATATTTTAATAGATACAGACCTGGTCAACCAATACCAGTGGGCTATGATGATTTGTCAGCAAGCAATATTATAGATATAGATAAACTCAATAGGATAATGGCAAGCAATTCCTTTAATGTAGATGTATTGTACGATTCGTTTCATGAAGAAGTTAGTGATCTATATGATTTGATTACCGCTCTAAAATTTAGATTGGACAGTTTGAGATCAAGAAGATCTGAATTAGAAAAAAATGTAGATGATAAATTGTTTGCGATTAACAATACTGATGGATTTTATTTCAGTCATACAAATGCTTTTAACAATACCAATTTTACCGATTTGTCAAAAACTTCTGCTGTCATAGATTTGTCTTCAAAAAAAATGACAATTCCGACAATAACATCCGGTATATTTAATTATGTTGGAAACATATTGAATAAGGTTTCAAGTGCGTCAGTAGAGATATTTTTAGACGGAAAAAGTGTCAAAAGTATTCCTTCTGTAAATTTTTCAAACGTCTTCAATGGACTAAATAATACAGAATGGAAGCACCAATTCGAATCTCCGTCAATAGGCGTATGCACTCTTAAATTAGTGGTTCCAATAGGGGCAGTTTCTTCTAATACTGCTCGGAATTTCATTGATAGAGGGAAAAATAAATTCACAAAAACCAGTAGACATCAATATATTAGTCAATAATCTGGCAGATTCTTCAAAGTCAATAACACTTTCAAAATCAAGCTCTTCAGATTATAATACATTTTCTTTTTCGTTTGCATCAACCAAAGCTTCTACTATAGAAATATTTTTGACCAAAGTTGAACCAGATTATGCAAAAAGTATTTCAAATCAAACTAGATATATATATGATTTTAGGTTGGAAGAACTGATAATCACTGCTCCATACTACGATTCTTCAGCTACTTTTATTAGTCAACCAGTGTCCTTGCCCACAAATCAAAACACGACACTATCGATAGATACCATAATGTTTGACGCGGATGACCAGGTTCCTCCAGGAACTTCAATTGATTATTATATTGCTGCAGAAAATGGCGGAGAAACTTCAGTTGGAGATTTTAGTTGGATTAAAGTTTCGCCAAACTCATTGAAGGGATCAGCTCAAAGTAGCAGAGTTTCATTTAGTGGCACTACAAAAACCGAATCAAAAATAGTTCTTTCTGAATCCACAAACATACAATCTACAATGTCTGAAATGATAAAAATTCCAAGAACAGTAGAATTTAATAATCCAATAAAAGACTACTTTTATAGAAATGACATGTTGTATAATGATTTTTCGGTCTATAGATTGGCTAGGTTTCCAAAAGGTGTAGACCCATATGAGGTTTACATGCTTGAAAATGTTGACAACAATCAGGTGTCTGTTTACATCGCAAATGGTACTGCCCTCGATAGGGCCACTTGGCAGCAAGTTGTGTCTGGGTCTAGATCAGATATTGTAGTGAATAGCTTCTCTGTTTCTGTTCCAAATAGTCAAGATTTTTATAATGCTGAAAACATTCCATTTGGAAGTATATATATGTCAACTAATATATATGCCGAAAATGAAATTAAAATTACAAAAAACTTTCTCAAATCACTCTCCGCTCAATTCTGGGACATAGAAGTTTATTTGAATGGAGTTCAGATTACGTCTGGTGGCTTGTTGGCTCCTGGTGTTTTGTCGGCTTCCTTAACCTGGAACTTCAACAAAGGGGAAAATGCCCTTTCAATTATTATAAATAAATCTACAAATGATTCGCAAGGCGTTAAAACGCCATTCAATGGATCCATTGCCTTGATGGAGGGATTGTCCATTTTGTCAATTCCAAATTCAGAAGTATACAAAAATTATTTTTCTTTTGTTAAAATAGAAGACTTAAGAAATAAATTTTCAAATAAAGATAATGTTTTTTCTATAATTAATTACGAAAATAATCTAGAAATAGTTTATAGAAGGACAGAAGAAATAAAAAATGGTACAAAAGTTTACTATTTGTCAAATAATAATAAGTCGCCACAATCGGTAAGGGTCAGGGCTGATTTATTTAGGGGAGTAGATTCGTATACAGCTCCTTCGGTAATTTCATACACATTAAAATTTAAACATTAGGATTAAAACATGGCTATATCACATTCCAATTTTAATAAAAGAGAAACTATACTAGAACCAAATCTGCAAAAGAGCAGAATGGTTTATAAGGGGCCAATTCCCTCAAGTATGATAAACCTTTTTAATGATCAATTTTTATTAGATATCAATAGGCTGTCGGAAAAAATAGAAATTTTAACAGATAGGTTATCTGACATTTCCGAAATGACAGGAAATGATATGAATGCAAAAAGCCATGATTACTATACTAACCAAGATCTTAAAATGACAATATATAGTCAAACGGTCATTTTTGATGAAGATCAACAAGAATACCAAATTACTCAATCAACTCCCCATTATAATGTGGATGTTTTATATAATAAATTTCAAAGAAACAGCGCTGAAGTTATGTGGCTTGGTTACAAATTGGATTCAATAGAATCCGCAATGCAAAAAGACATATAGGAGAAAAGATGTCAGAGTTTATCTATACACAAAAAAAGCCAGTTCAATATCATGGCCCTATATCAAGTTCAGATTTTAATGAGAGAATAGAACAAAACTACGCCGATCTTGTTTATCTTTATAATAAGTACTCAGTCATAGACAAAAAAGTTTCAGAACTTATAGAAAGAATAATTAAAGAAAATATATTTTTGACTTCTGCGATTATGGATCTGGCCGGTAGAATAAGGGTCATAGAAAGTATTAATACTAATCAAATTTCTATTCATAATAAAAATCAAATAGATTTAACTCCTTTTATCAATACGCCCTATGCAATACCGGCTTCTCAGGCCTTGGTTTTAAATGATTATTACAATCATTTAACACTTCCCGAAGTAATCGGTGCGTCGCATTCTAAAATAAAGTTTGTTAATTCACTGCAGGGTCAAATAGTTCCAGACTTTCTTGAAACCAGAATTGATCCAAATATATCTGGAGGTGATGGCAATGGAGCTTTAATAGACTCTACGCCAGTTCAGAACGCATTCATTAATCAACCAGATAAAGTTTGGAGAAGAAATGTAATTCTTTCAGAGCCAAATCCTCTTGGTGTTAGCATGTATCTTTACATTAAGATACCAACTGGTTCTATTGGAAATACTTTAACAAACTGTATTTCTTTATCACCTTTTCCTTCCAATGGAGTTGATGTAGTCAAAATAGAGTACACAACAGCACCTACCCCGTCTTTGTCCGATAAAGATGGTTATTACCCTTTTAATCCTGGATATTATGACCAAGAGTACGATGCTCTGGGCAGAGTTGCTCCAGGCGGTTGGTCAACCATTGGTTCTGATACCGTAGTAAATTCAGGCCCACTTAAATTCTATTGTGCGGAAAAAGCAATGACTGCAGTAAGAGTTCTTTTAAGACAAAGAAACTATATTAAAGAAAATGGATCATACGTATACACCTATGGCTTAAGCGACATTGATGTTAGGTATGAAAAATTCCTTGAAACTGGCAAAACCTTTATAAGGTTTGACGCCCCCGAAGGCAAAACCATCAACCAAATACTCAATGTTTCACCAAAGATATATAGTCATCCTCAATCTTTATTAAATGATGTATTTTCATATAGGATTTTTTATCCTTCTGGTTCAAACTATGTTTTAACCAACCCCAATACATCCAATCACGTTTATATAGAGGTTACTATTTCAATGTTGGAAAATAAAATACCACCAATTTTATCAGATTTAATCATTGAAGCGGATTATAACTTGTAATATCTGTTGAAAAATCCGTATTCTTTTTACTATATAGTTAGCTTTGTTTTTAAAATAAGGAGAATATAAATGGCTACTTTTTATGTGGGTCCAAGACCAGTTCTTAGGGGTCGCAATACAAATGACATGGTTAACCCATGGAAGGGTACCGCAGGGACATACTCTTTCTATCCGCTATTCGCAAAAGGGGTATTAGATGGAGGTCCGGATAATCATCACGTTCCAGGAACCGGCTATCACCCAGGCAATGTACTCCTTTCGCAACTGTTTACTGGATCAACACTTTATATACACCCTCTTTCTGGAGCATTCCCTGACGGCACTGCCACATACGAAGGTGCAAGATTTAGACCAAAGGAATACAAAGGCACCGTAGGTGTATTCACCAATGGCTATGGTCATGCATCTGACAAGACAAGAGCCTATGCTTTATATGCAAACTACATATTCGATGGAGTATCATCAGCTAATGTCTTTGCATCTGGATACGGACACGCCAAGAGAACAACTGAATATAGCTTGTATAATAACGCTATATTTGACGGAGTTACTTCTGCGCAATTGTTCCCAAGTGGATACGGTCAAGCCAATACATCTTCAGAGTATGGAAGAAACAAGGTCAAAGAATGGGCAGGAGTTGCTTCGGCAAGAGCTCTGTAGAAAAAACAAAATATTTCTGCTATAATTAGCAGATGTTTCGACGTTCCCGCACAAAAAAGTGCGGGAATTTCGATTTATAGGGGCAAGTTTATATGTTTAGACGGAAATAAAGAGGATTAGATATGTCTGTAAGCGCTTCAAAAAATTTTTTAGATAACAATTCTTTGTCAATCGAGTTAGCAGAAAAATATTTAACACTGTACTTAGGTGAAGCAGACTGGTCAGAAAAAATATCTCAACTTTGGGCAGTTCAATCAAAAAGACATGGCGAAGAAAAGGCCAAAGAAATAGTTAAAAAAAGTATAGCTTGCGCATGCCTATCACCAATAATAAATAAAACAAACATACCTGATGAAAATCATGTTTTAATATTTTGGGTTTCTGGCTGGCCACAGTTTCACGAAAGAGACTGGTTTTCAATGCTAAAAGACGTGGTTAAATCCGATCTTGAAATAGAAAAAAATAGATCACTAATTATGCAGCTAGGTATTTTTGAGCAGATAGATATACCTCCACTTACTAGACAGGCTTATAATTGGCTTTATGAAAAGTTGGATGAAGAGAAATTTTCTAGTCAAGATCAAAAAGAAAAGTGTGTGACAAAAATGAAGAACCTAGTTAGAATATACGGAGGTGCAGTTATATGTAATGTCTTTACTAATTACTCTTCTCAAATCGAAAAAGTTTTGAATTGGAAGAGTGGTTATTTCATCGAAAAAGAAATATACAAGGTATACTCCTTAGATCAAATAATCAAAATAAAAAACGCTGAAATGCAAAAAACAAATTCCAACTACATAAGAAAAATAAGCAATTAGGAGATTAAAATGTCAGAAATGTTTTCCTTTAAAATAAATGAAGAGTACGTTAATGGTTACAAGCTTAAAAATCCACCTTTTGGATATCGAGATGCAGCTGGAAACAGTGTAGGGGAAATAACCTTTTTAAGAACGTATTCAAGACTTAAGGAAAACGGAACCAAAGAGACATGGGTAGACGTATGCGAAAGAGTTATCAATGGAATGTATTCTCTGCAGAAAGACCACTGCAAAAAGAATAGACTTCCATGGAATGATGCAAAAGCACAAGCCTCTGCAAAAGAAGCATTTGATAGACTGTTTAATCTAAAGTGGACCCCGCCTGGCAGAGGGCTATGGGCAATGGGAACAAACATTGTAAATGTGCAGAAAAATTCGGCCGCATTACAAAACTGCGCCTTTGTTTCAACAGGTGAAATGACAAAAATAAATCCAGCAAGACCATTTGCATTTCTAATGGAAGCTTCAATGCTAGGCGTGGGAGTTGGCTTTGATGACAAGGGTGCAGACAAAGACTTTATGATCTATGAGCCAAAAGATTTGGCACATTATGTGATTCCGGATACAAGAGAAGGTTGGGTTGAATCCTTGAGTCTTCTTCTTAATTCTTATTTAAAAGAAAATCAACCTGCATATACATTTGACTATTCTCAGATTAGACCTTTAGGAACTCCAATCAAAACATTTGGCGGAGTAGCTGCTGGACATGAGCCACTACTCAAACTACATCAACATATAGTCAAAATGTTTTCAAATAGAGCCGGGTCAAAACTAACTCGAGTAGATATAGCAGATATTGGAAATTTAATTGGCGTTTGTGTTGTCTCTGGAAATGTAAGAAGATCTGCGGAGCTCTTAATAGGAAGAGTCGATGATGAAAACTTTTTAAACCTAAAGAATAAAGATAAATTCCCAGAAAGAAACTCCTATGATCCGTCTTCTCCAGGATGGGGTTGGATGTCCAACAACTCTGTCGAGACAGAAGTTGGTGCCGATCTAAGCGCAATAGTAGAAGGAATATCTTTAAACGGAGAACCTGGCGTAATATGGATGGACGTTTCAAGAAAGTATGGAAGACTAATTGATCCGCCAAACAACAAAGATCATAGAGTAGCAGGTTATAATCCATGTGCAGAGCAATCATTGGAATCCTATGAATGCTGCACGCTTGTTGAAACATATTTGGGTAGACACGAAAACCTTGAGGATTATAAGAGAACCCTAAAATTTGCCTATCTTTATGCAAAAACAGTAACTCTTTTGCCAACGCACTGGGAAGAAACAAATGCAATAATGCAAAGAAATCGAAGAATAGGAACGTCAATGTCTGGCGTTGCTGATTTTGCAGACAGACTTGGAATGCCAATTCTAAAAGAATGGATGAATCAAGGATACAAAACGGTGCAAAGATATGATAATGTTTATTCAGAGTGGCTGGGGATACGTGAGTCAATCAAGATGACGACTGTTAAGCCTTCCGGAACTGTATCAATTCTTGCTGGAGAATCTCCTGGAGTTCACTGGACCCCAGGTGGAAAATTTTTCAACAGAACAATTAGATTTTCAAACGAAGATCCAATGTTGCCACTTTTTAGAATGGCAAACTACAAGGTTGAACCAGCATCTGAATCACCAGATACTACCTCTGTTGTATATTTCCCAATTAAATCAAATGCAATTAGATCAGAAAAAGACGTAACAATTTTTGAAAAAATGGCATTGGCAACTACTGCGCAAAGATATTGGTCTGACAATTCTGTTTCAGTAACCGTATCTTTTGATAAAGAGACAGAATCTAAATACATAGGAACTGTTCTTCACATGCATGATGGTCAACTAAAAACCGTCTCATTCTTGCCAAGCGGCAATGACACCTATCCGCAAATGCCATACACGCAGATATCAGAAGAGGAGTATGTCGAACAAACAGGCAAACTATTTCCAATAGACCTAACTGGGGTTTATGCAGGAATGGCAGCAGATGCAATAGGTGAAAGATACTGCACAACTGATTCCTGTGAAATAAAATTCATTAAAGATAATCAATAACTTATATTGTCCAAAGCAAAATACAATGATATAATGTTCTTATGGAAAAACAGTACATTATAAATGTTTTAGACAATGGCTATGTTAGGTTGGTTGACTACATGGGCAGTGACTTGTCTGTTGTCAATGCGGCTAGAGCTTCTTTTGCAAAGGAATCAAAGGAGTTTTCCGTACAAGACGCTAGACTCTTGGAGTTTTTAGCCCGAGAAAATCACATGTCACCTTTCAGACATGCTTTTGCAACCTTTGAGATAAAGGCACCCTTGATGGTAGCCAGACAGCATTGGAAATACGTTGTTGGCTCTGATCATACCATGGATTCCTGGAATGAGTCTTCAAGAAGATATATAACTATGGACCCTGAGTTTTATGTTCCCAAAAATGACCAATGGAGACAAGCCCCAGAGAACAAAAAGCAGGGCTCTGGAGGGCCTATAGGACCGTGGATTGGTTCAGTTCTTACAACTAAGCTAAAACAGCATATAGAAGACGCAGAGGCCCTCTATAAGTGGGCTATGGATGAGGGGGTAGCTCCTGAGCAGGCACGTCTTTTTCTCCCCGCATATGCGATGCTACAGCCTTATAGATGGTCTTGCAGCCTACAATCGGTAGCCCTGTTTTTAAACCAAAGACTCTCCGAAGACTCTCAGTTTGAAATACAACAGTATGCCGAGGCCGTATATCAGCTAATTCAGCCAATATTTCCAGTATCAATAAAAGCACTTACAGGTAGATAATGGCCGCCGGAAAACTAAACTATATTGTAGTTCACAAAAAATCTAGTCAGGTTTATGGATCAGCATCAAAAAAAATAGCTTTAGAGTCACCACCTCCTGAAGGTTGTTCTTTGCAAGATAAAAGAATATACTTCATAACGCATGAACCAGACACCGGGGAACTTGCGGTTTACCAAGTGCCGCAAGAAGAAGTAATAACAGCAGAAATAAAGGAAAAGAAAGTAAATGAGTAAAAAAACCAATCAAAAGAAAAAAGTTGGCATAAAGCTAGAAAACAATCAATCATTTATCATTGAGGATTTAAATGTTTTTTTGCACATACAAAAAACCTATGCCGACCTCATGAGAAGCCAAATTAGTGATCATGATAAGGTAATTTGCTCGAAGGTAATTACTGCGGTAAATCAAGCTATCAATGATGTATATATTGCACCTAATGATGGTTACAGTGAAGACTGGTAGATCAGCAGCAATAATTGTTAGCTTATTTTCAATAGGCTATGCGCTCGGAAAGATAAACAAATCACGCATGTCTCTGCATACCTCAAAAACTGCTAATGCTCCGACAAAACAACAATATGAAAATAGATTAGTGGAGTTTTTTGACACTAATTTGGAATCTGCAGTTACAGAATATTGTGAGTATATTGAAATGGGATTTAATCCTAGTGACGCATTTGAAATCGCAAAGGCAAGAGCTTACCTATGCTAGATCTATGTATCGTGAATTACAATACAAGGCACTTGCTAGAAAGATTTCTTGACACACTTCATGAAGGTCTTAATGAAGACAATAAGTTTTGGAATCTATATATCGCAGACAATGAATCTTCTGATGACACAATTGATTGGTTGCGATCCAATGATCATAAGTATCAAATAGATAGAATTTATTTAAACCGTAACATAGGATACTCAGCTGCCTGCAATCAAATGGCGGCCAAAGGGTCTAATGGCGTCATAGCATTGTTAAATGCCGATGTATGGATGAGCAACGACGATGCTGTAAAAATAGCAAGAATTTTCAATTCAGAATCAAATGTTCATATACTTGGCCCAAAGCAAAGAGACGAATACGGTCTGATAAGACACGCAGGAATAGTCGGAACAAACACACAGCCAAAACATAGGGGGTGGATGGAACCAGACCTAACAGATTCTCTTTACAGAGATCGAATAAATTGTGTCACAGTATCTGGTTCTGCTTATTTTATAAGAAGATATGTTTGGGATGAACTTACAAACAACCCTAAATATAGAGAACTCTACCCCGATGCCAAAGGCGCTTTTCTTCCGACGCCTCACTATTATGAAGAAACTTGGTGCTCCTATTTTGCTAGACACTTGGGATATAATGTAGTGTATGATGGATCAGTGTCAATTGGCCACAGCTGGCACGCTTCGTCACCAAAGCCAGGACAAGGCTATAGTCACGCCGATGCACAGTTCAAGGTAAGTCAATCAATATTTCGCAAAGCATGCGATTATATAGGAATAGAAAGAGATTAAAATGTTTTTACACCTTCATCAATTCTTTGATCAGGAAGATAGATTTGATTTTCTGCAAAGAATCTATGATTTTTATAGCTGGCTTGATATTGGGCAAGGATATCATCTTGGTTTAGATGAAAAAGAATCCATCGTATGGAAAGATTTTTTTTCAAAAATATTAAAGAAAAATAATAGAGAACAAAAATTAATTTCTATTGTAAATTCTTATTGTAAATCTATACAAATAGATGTTATTAACCCATCTCGTATTTTTAAATACCCAGTTGGAGAACAACTTGATCCCCATAAGGATACTATCGTCCAAAATGGAATACGTTTAGATAGTTTTGTTTCTTTTATTTTTTATTTAAACGACAATTATGATGGTGGAGAATTCTATATGATTGATGATAATAAAGAAAAGATAATAAAACCTAAAAGTGGTGATATTATTATCATAGATAATACTGTTTTACATGGTTCAAAGACTGTAAAAAATAACTTTAAATTTATAGCAGTTTCGCATTCTAAAAATATAAAACAATAGGAGAAAATATGTCAGACAAATTAAATCCATGGATATATAACGCAGAAGTTAAAAAGGTGGTTGATGGCGATACATTTGATATTGTTATTGATCTCGGTTTTGATACCCTTAAAAAAGGTAGAGTTCGTCTTTATGGTGTTAATACGCCAGAAAGCCGCACTTCTAATGTTGAGGAAAAGCAAAAAGGTCTAGCTGCTAAAGAATTTACAGATCAATGGTTGACAAAAGCCAATCATAAGGTTAAGATAGAGACTGTGATAGACAAAAATGAAAAATATGGAAGAGTACTAGCAAAAGTTTGGGACTCAAGTGGCAACTGTCTCAATACTGATATTGTTGCTGCAGGGCTTGCTAGGGAATACTATGGTGTGGGCGACAAAACCTGGACAGAGTTTAAGAAAGACAGCTAATGCAGACATTTTTGCCTTATGCAGACTTCAAAAAATCTGTTGAAGTTTTGGACTATAAAAGACTTGGAAAACAACGAGTAGAAACTTTCCAGGTTCTTAATATCCTTCTTGGTAGAACGGACACAAAAGGATGGGTAAACCATCCTGTAACCGTAATGTGGAGAGGATATGAGTCAGCTCTTCAAAAATACCAAAACTATACCATTGCAGAATGGATTAAAAGAGGATATAAAAACAACATGACGTTTGAAAATATACTGCTTGAGGTAAAAATGCCACCATGGTTTGGTGACGAACGACTCCATAAATCGCACAGATCAAACCTACTAAGAAAAGATTGGGAGTATTACTCTCCATTTTTTAACGAAGATCCAACTCTGCCTTATTTTTGGCCAATTCAATCTGATAACACAGAAAAAGAAGTTGCTATTTCCTGACATATCCTATATAATTGATTTTCATAATCAAATCAAACATAGAAAAGGAATAATATGTCAGAGAACAAGTTGAATTACTTTGTGGTTGAAGAAAAGATTCTGGTTAAGGCCAGAAATAAGCAAGAAGCAGAAAAGCTTGCTGCTGGCCGCAAGGGAGTTTCCGGTGAGGTTCTTTTTAGATCAACCGATATTGAAAGAATCTCTTCTGTCCAAGCGCATAAGCGCCTTAACCAACTAAGCGCTTAATCTTTCTGGGGAAAGGTAGTTAATTGCTGCCTTTCCCCAATAGGATAAATTATGATAATCGCACAAATGGTAGGAAGAAACGAATCAAATCGTTTTCTAGAAACAGTTCTAAGAAGACTAAAAGATCAAGTTGATTTAATAGTTTTTACAGACGATTGTTCTGATGACAATACTGTTGAGATAGCTAACAAATATGCAAAAGTATATGTTAATAAATCTCCGCTATTTTCTGTTCATGAAGCTCAGCTAAGATCAACTGCCTGGTCCAATTTATCCAATCATGCAAATGAAGGAGACTGGATAATTGCAATAGATTGTGATGAAATGCTGTATAAAGCAGAGGATATTCATGAAATTAATATAAGAAAAGTTTTGGATAACTCACCATTTGATGTAGTAAATGTAAGATTTTATCACATGTGGTCGCCAACTCACTATCGAGTTGACAAGCTATGGGCGCCAAACAATAGCTCTAGAATATTTCGCTTCAAAGAAAATGGAGTATTTCTAGATAAGCGATTAGCTTGTGGTTCAGAACCTACATATGTAATTGATGATATGCGAAGAAGAAATTATTGGATGCATTCTGGTCTGATCATGCAACATCTCGGATATATGCTCGATTCTGACAAAAGTTCAAAGTATAATAGATATATGAATTTAGATAAAGGTCAATTTCACAATATACATCATATAGAATCAATAATAGATCAAAATCCAACTCTAATTAAATGGGGAAATTTCGGAATATGAAAACATATAATGCAACAGACACAATAAAAAAGGTATCATTTCTCTTGGAAAGAGAAGCAAGATTTGCATTCGTTACATACACTCGTTCAGCTATATTTTCTTTAACCGGAGAACTTACAGGGGAAAAAAAACCCCCAAAAAACTTCACTAGATTAGTTGCAGATAGTCTAAAAAATCAAAGTAATGAGTTTATAAAAGCTGCAAACAGAGATTTGGTAAAATCAAATTCAGAAAAAATAAAAGAAAATTCCGAAGTAGACATATCTAAATCATATTTTTATGATCCAGGATTTTTAGAATATTATATAAATACAAATTATGATGTATTTAAAACATTTGTTTCTTGGTATTTAAAAACTACTCCAGTGGTTGTTGTATCATTTCAAAGTCAACTAAATATCTCAAAATATTTTTCAAAAGAATCAGTCTATATCAACGCACCTTACAATGATTTCTATTCAAAAATAGATGAGATTACAAATGAGATAGAAAAGCATAAAGACAAAACAAATCTATGCGTACTAGACTGCCCCATGCTAAGCACCGCTTTGGCTCAAAGCATATGGGAAAAGGGCTCCATGTCAATATTTGATCTTGGAAGAACCTTGACAGTTGCAAAATCTACGCATAGATCTAAATGACTTCTTTATCTGAAAGATCCAAAAATCTCTTAAATACAAGAATAAAAAGCTTGTTATTTGAAACGGATATGAGCATCTCTGCCATCTCTAGAGAGCTCTGCATTACATACAGTGAGTTAGATAAAGCCCTAAAAAAAATGGGCCTATCGTGGATAAAAGATCATAAAAAGAAAATGTCTAAGGGACAAACTCTTTTGACCTGTATAATGAACAGCCTTCTTCCAGGAGAAAAAATTGTTAACGAGTTTCATTTGGGAGAAAGACTTAAGTTAGATGTTTATTGTCCAAGTTATAGAATTGGTTTAGAGTATCACGGTATTCAACATTTTGAATACAATAAAATGTTCTTTGAATCAAGAGAAGAATTTTTGGAAGCCCAAAAAAGAGACCAAAGAAAAATTGAGTTATGCAAACAGCAAAATATTTTACTAGTTGTTTTTCGATACAACGACAAACTAACCGAAGAAGCTGTTTATGATAGACTGTTGACGGCGATAAGAAGTTCAAGCTATACTGTGCCAGAAAAGAAAAAAAGCAGCGTAACAAATAATGCTTTTTATAAAGAAATGAAAAAGAAAAAATCTGAATACAACAAAAAAATGTACAAAAGACTAAGAGAAAAAAAGAAAAAAAATGGTAGAAACAGTAAATGAAGAAAATCCAAATTACCCATTGGAATATCAGGTATTTGCTCTTGCCCTAAGAAACAAAGGGGCTATTCAATACTTTGATGCAAATCTTCCTGATGATGCAGTTGGTGCTGTTAGTGGCCATCTAGGTCTTAATGAGTTCTACAAAGCACTCCTTTCCTACCATAGGATTACAAAATTAGATTTTGTCGATCCCATAGCATTTAAAGCTTGGCTTGAATCCGAAACAGATATACACACTGCTCTTGGCGGAAGCATAGGAGTAGACACAGTCATTGATATCTTGATGTCAATTGAGGTTTCAAACGAAGAATCAATAACTCAAATACTAAAACATAGATCAAACAAAAAAAAGCAGCTTGACATTCTTCAGGAGCTGCAAATTCTTCTTACACAAAAAGGAGAAAAAACGCCCAAAGAAATACTTAGAATAGCAGAAATAACAGCAGAGATTAAAAATCTAGAAAATGATTTAAACTTTAATGTATTAGATAGTGTAGTTACAGCCAAAGAAATATCTAAAAGAGCAGAATCTTTATTAGAAATACCAAGCTTTTTACCAACTCAATTTAAATCCCTAAATAGAGCAATGGGATATACTGATGATGGTGGATTTTTTAGAGGTTCAGTTCATGCAATTATTGCGCCATCAGGAAAAGGAAAAAGCACATTTGCAAAATGCCTAATCAATCACTGGGCAGATACCGGATATAGGGTTTTGTATGTTAACTTTGAAGAAGCTGTATCTCATTGGGAAAGAGTTTTGATGACTCAAATTATAGAAAAAAACGTTTACGCAGAAGCATCGAATTGGTCTAAGCAGGAAAAGCAAGAAAATCTCAGCAAGTTTCAAAACAAACTTGACCAGTGGGGAGATAGATTTATGGTTAGGCATGATCCTGACACTCCGTACTTTGAGGATCTTGAAAAATGGCTTAGAAGCATAATGGGGCATAGCGAACTTGTTCCAGATGTAATTGTTATCGACACAATACAGTCAATGTTTACTAGGTCAACAGGAAAGGGCAAGCCTAGGTGGGGTGAATTCGAAGAGATGATGGTTAGGCTAGAAAAATTAGCCAGAGATATGGACTGTGTGCTTATCATAACAGCTCAAGAAAATTCAAACAGAATGAAAGAAAGAAGAGAGGTTGTACAGCAATCAGATACCGGAGGCTCTCTTTCTATTCAACAAAAATGCGCCGTAACAATTTTTATAACAGAAAAAAAACTTATAAGCGGAGATGACTCTGAAGATGAAAACATAATGCAGCTGCAGATTCCCAAAAATAGAATCACAGGATCAACTTACTTATATAATTCTCCACTGGTAAAATACGTTGATCAGCACAAAAAGTATGTTGAGTACGAACCAATCACAAATGAATCATACTCAAAAATATCTAATACAGAAGATTTACAAGAGCTAATATCTAGCATTACGGTTATTTAAGGAGTAAAATGATACAGATTACGACTCAACAACTAAAAGATTTTCAGACATGTGCAAGACTGTATGATTATAGATATAATCAAAAGCTTCCTGAAACAATTGGAATTAGGGCACTTAATAGCACAAAGTTTGAAAACACAATTAAGGGCATAGCACACTATTTTTTCTATAAAAAACAAGCTGGGATCACCCCATCTTACGCATCACTTCTTAACAGATGGGAAAAGCTTTGGTTTCCTAAAGGTTCTTCTTCGCAAGATATAATATATGAGCAGCACGAGACCCTTTATGGCAATGCATCCAGCCTTACAACCAAAGCAGCTACAGTTCTTTTAGGTCTCTTCCAAACATTTGGAGAAATGGACATAATACCTATAGGTATAGATGAAGAGTTTATAGCGCCGATTAATGCAAATATTTCCATAAAAGATAAGTTTGATTTAATTTACTACAAAGATGGCAATATATATGTTCTTAAATGGATGTTTAATTACAAGCTAAAGTATCAGCACACCTACGCTCTTGATTTTTCTGTAATGCAGCTAGGCATAAACAATAAATTTGGTTCAAAAATAAAGAATGTTAAATTAGGATACTTTGATCTTATGGATCAAAAATCTAGCTTCAGTCAGTTTTCAATAGAAAAAGCAGATACAGATGCAATTGGATATTGGTGTGATTCGCTGCTTGAAGAAAAAGTTTTTCCCTCCAGAAGAGGTCTTACCTCTTATTGCAAATCTTGCCCTTTCGACAAGCCCTGTTCAAAATGGACTTCATGGAATAAAAAGGAGAAAACAAATGCCAAAAAAAGAAAAAAATAATATTTTAGATGATATTCTTTCAAATAAAGTTTCTTCTCACTCTATAAAAGACGAGGACAAAGTTTTAAAACCTCTTATAGATGAAATAAATACAATAGAAAATGAAGGAATTAAATCATTTGTAAGATCTATTTTATATAGAGCAGAAGGCTTCTGGGATATTCCAGCAAGTTTCTCCGGAAAACACCATCCACCGGATGAGAGATCAGTTGGTGGAAATGTTCTTCATACAAAAAGAGCGGTAAGAGTTGGTGTTGTTTTGGCCGACTCTTATTCTCTTTCCTCTGAAGAAAGAGATTTGATAACGGCAGCCTTGCTACTGCATGATGTTACCAAGGGAATAAAACCTGAGTCTTCAAGCAAGTATTACTATGATCCAATGCATCCATATACAGCGGGATCTTTTATCAAAAAATGTCAAGAACAAGATAAAAAATATGCCTCAGAATCTCAGTCTTCAACTTTATTTATTAGCGAAGAAGATACACAAACTATCCTGAGACTTATAAGATGTCATCTAGGTCCTTGGTCGCCTGTTCCAGAAACAAATCCGGTAACATATATGGATATGATAGTTCATTTGGCTGATAGCGTTTCCTCTAAGCTTCATTTAATTGTTGACGGAGACAATATAGTCAAAGATAGATGGGGTGGAGAAAAAGTTGAGTGATCACTTGATAAAAAGATTTACACTTCTCAAAAAAATTGAATATTTTATTGAAGAGTCTGTATACTATAGAACGCACCATGACGCTATGCATGGTCAAGAAAAAAAAATTCTGATTAAGTCAGAAGAGTCGAGCGGAAAAGTATTTATTAAATGAAGCTTAGTACTGAAAATAACTATTTAAATTCTTGGAATTTATATGAGGTTGCCAGATATGTGCCCAATCTCAAAAGAGTTATTAGAGATAAAAACAAATTTATTAAATCTAATGAAATACAAAATTATTGTAACAAATACCAAAATATCGGTATATATACTTCCGTATTTGCCTATGATACCGAAGACTTAGAAAAAGCTACTAGATTACGGTCCCTTATATTTTGATTTAGATCACTCTGATTTTTCTGTTGCACACGCTGAGTGCATAAGATTGTATGAGCATTTGGCTTCTATAATGCCGCAAAGTGCAGTCTTAGTGTATTTTACTGGAAAAAAAGGATTTCATATAGAGTGTGAACCCGTTACACTTGGGATAAATCCATCAAATGCACTTCCTAAGCTATTCAGATATATTGCAACTAATCTTAAATCTAGTTTAAATTTAACATCATTGGACTTTAGCGTATACGACGCTAGGAGAATGTGGAGATTGCCCGGTTCCATTCATCAAGACACGGGTCTTTATAAAACACTTTTAAATGCCGTAGGTGAACAAAACTTTATATACAAAAATGAATCGGATATAAAAAGTTTTTCTGCAAAAAACAGACCAAATGAAGTTGCTGCCCAATCTTTTCAGTATAAATCAAATGAATGGTATAGGTCGCAAGGTTATTCGTTGGAAGAGCATGAAAAAAGAAAAGACAATCCAATAGATTATTTTAATAAATACGGTTCAAAAGCATTTAAAGAGTTGAAAGAAACAGAAAAAGTTTTTGATAAAAACAATCTTTTATCAAACTGCAAAGCTATATCTAGATTAAAGAGTCAAGCTGAAAAAGAAAAGTTTCTAGAGCACGAAGCAAGACTCTTTTTATGCTCAATACTGAGCTACAGTGAAGATAGCATAAGGTTTTTGCATGATATACTAAGCAACTGTTCTGATTATAATTTTGACAAATCTTCTGCACACATAAACGATTGGATAAAAAGAAGACAACTTGGAATTGGTGGCAGACCATACACTTGCGATAGGGCTAACGCAGTTGGTGTTGGTTGCGGCGATTGCAATTTAGAAAAAAGAAATAAATGGGAAAAAATTGGAGACAGATTTATAGAAACAAATACAAAGTCACCCCCTTCACCAATAAGATATGCCTACAAAACAAAGCAAGAAACAAAGGAGTAATATGTCAAACATAAAAGATCCAGACGATGTTATAGGAGTTTGTTCCGAATGTCGATCAGATCAACCAATGAGTTATATGTATAAAAATCCATTTGCCCAAGAGGGAAAACCGGTCCCATGCAAATACTGTGGTGGAGTTGTTATAATTTCTTATAGAGAAAAAAGAGATTCATCTCTAGACTCTTCCGATAGAGAAAGAGGAATAAATTGAAAAACTGGACTAATCTTCACAACCATACAACTTACTCTATGTTGGATGGTCACGGGAAGGTAGAAGAGTATTTCTCTAAAGCAAAAGAACTCGGCATGTTGGGGTTGGCAACAACCGATCATGGCAACATACATTCTTGGCTAGATTTCTACGAATCAGCAAAAACTTGTCGGAATAAATCCAATACTTGGTTCTGAGTTTTATCAATCAAGAAAGACAAGATTCGACAGAGATGAAGAAGAAAGATCTGGTCCGGCTAAAAATGAGTGGGAACAAAGAGGTCCTTATCACCTAACAATAATTGCCAAAAACAATACTGGATATCATAATCTGATAAAGATGTCTTCTAGATCTTTTCTTGAAGGGTACTACGTAAAGCCAAGAATAGATCACGATTTGATTTCTCAACATTCTGATGGAATAATAATCCTTTCCGGTTGCTTGAACGGAGAAGTCGCACAGGCTCTTTTAAGAGGTGATTTTAATTATGCCCTATCTACTGCATCAAAGATGCAGGAAATAGTGGGAAAAGAAAATTATTTCATTGAGATACAAAATCACGGGTTAAAAGAACAATTAAAAATAAATAATGATTTAATTAAAATAGCACAGCTGATTGATGCAAAGATAGTTCCGACAGGTGATTGTCATTATGTGCACAAAGAAGATGCAAGAGCGCATGACATAATGCTATGCGTTTCAACCAACTCCAACATTAATACAGAAAATAGATTCTCTTTTTCTGGTGATAATTTTTATCTAAAATCATACGAAGAAATGTCCTCAATATTTCCTGAGGATTGGCTTAAAAATACCATGCTCATCAATGATATGGTAAGTGTAGATCTTAATTTTGGTGAATTATATTTCCCTCAATTTCCAATTCCCACACAAGAAAACACAAATGAATATCTTGAAAGATTAGCTTGGGATGGTTTAAAAAATAAATATGGAGATCCACTACCAAAAGAAGTTTTGGATAGAGCAAATCATGAACTAAAAGTAGTTAAAGATATGGGTTATCCAGAATATTTTTTGGTTGTTTCTGACCTTGTTCAGTGGGCAAAAAATAATCAAATAAGAGTAGGCTGGGGTAGAGGGTCTGCTGCTGGCAGCATACTCTCCTATGCTCTTGGTATAACAAATCTAGATCCATTAAAGTTCGGACTTTTATTTGAAAGATTTCTAGTTGAAGGAAGAAAGTCAATGCCAGATATTGACTTAGACTTTGATGATAGATATAGAGATCAGGTAA